AGATGTTACGATCAACAGCAGAAGCAAGCAGTGTGTGCCAGCCGTCGTCGTTCATTTTCTTTACGAAAGATGACTCAAGAACCTGCATTGCACGACCAACAACATTCCAGTTAGCTTCGCGAGCGTAGCGAAGAAGGAAGTCAATCGAGCTAGTTACGCCATAAGTATTAATCATGACGTAATCACTTTCGACATGCTTCTCAGGAATACGACCGTTGCCGGGATTCGTGAAAGCGATGTGGTCAATTTCAGTTCCCGGTGCAAGCAAATCCAATGGGAACTCTGGGCTTGCTCCCGGCTCAAGAGGCATAGCCTCGTAAATACCACGAACAACGTCGCCAAACAAAACACCCTTACGAAGAGGTGTTTCCAAGGCTTTTGCGATTTCTCGCTGTGCTTGAATAGCAACTGTTTTGTCGCTATCGCCGGATCTGCGAAGCAGTTCCAAAAATTCGCCAGAAGGTCTTTCTTTTGACATGTTAATGTTCTCCTTAAAAGAATTTATTAGTTGTTAGGCAAGTCGATGTAGACTTTAGCGTAACCGTACTGGTCAACGCCACCAAGGAATCGTCCTACGGCATTATCCTTACCACCAGAAATACCGTCAGCCGCAGTCGGCGTGGCAATATTTCCACTGTGACCTAAGTAGGCCAAATCTCCACCCGCAGGTGTTCCTTCCAATGAGTTGGTAACAACCCATCCTTTATTAAGAAGGGTAACTTTTCCACCCTTCTGAACTTCGTCTTTGTACTGGTTCAAGTGTTGACGAGTAAGGTCAAGATTGACCATATCGTTAACCAAAAGTCCCAGTGGGGCAACGCCAGAAGGATCGGCAGCATATGTAACAACGGCGTTACCGTTGTCCATTGAAGCACCTGAACCGGCAGTTGAAAGGGCAACAACGCCACCCCTTGTTGCAACTTCATTCATGAAGAAGCTAATGTCTGTTTGCAGAGTCGATCTGTCTTGCTTGAGAGCCATGTGAAATCTCCTTTAAGGATTTTTATTTATTGGGTTATTATTTGTTGGATTTCAAAAGAGATCCAATCCACTCTGATGCCGAGGCACGAAGCATTTCCTGCTCGGACTCTTGCTCAGAATTAATTTGGGCAACAGCAGACTCCTGTGGAGTTTCTGCATTTTCAAGAAGTTCGACACTTGCTTCTGCTGGGTCCAGCTCTGGGCTAACCTCTGCCTTAGCATCGTCACCTTCTTTTTCTTTTTTCTTCTTTTCGATAGCTTCCTTCAAAGCTGGAGGCATACCGGCTTCTGTTTCTTCTTTTTCCTTTTTAGCACCGGACTTCTTGACAAGAGCAACAACTCTATCAAAATCTTCGTCTGCAAGGTTCTCGAACTCAGAAACAGTCGCTTCGGCTTCTTCCGCTTCAAACCCTGCTTCTGCAAGCTGGGCCTTACGCTTCATCATGGCCTCTTTCTTTTTCATTGCATCGACTTCTTTTTTCATGGCTACAGCGGCTTCTTCAAGCTCTGTTTTTGCCACGTTAAGGGCGTCGAAAGCCTCTGACTTTTCAGACAGTGACAGGTTTACCAGTTTAAGATCTTCCGCTTGGGTTGAAATTTGTGCCTCTAGCTCTGCAATCTGGGATTCATAACCAGCCTTTGCTTCTTTTTCGGCCTTTTCTTTAAGAGCTTCGTTAGCAGCTTTTGCTTCTGCCAATTCAGCTTTCAGGTTTTGAACCTGATTGTCTTGATCGGACATACTATTCTTCTCCTTTAATGAAGATAAAGTTAACAATTTAGATTGTGATTCGTCGAAAAAATCATTTCCTTCCAGAATTATACTTCGCGGGTTTGCGGGTTTTGAAACCAAGCCTTTACCAGAGAACGATAAGTTTCTTAACAGTCTTCCCACTTGGTAATCATCATATTTTCCAGTTCCTCCATATGATCTTAAATGCTTTGTTAAAAAGGCAGAAGCCTCGTTCCTTGAAACGACTTTAGTTTCGCCCTTAGAATTTTTAAGGGCATAGTCGAAATTGGGAAAAAGGCACTCCATAGAAACGAACCATTTGTTATCCTCGATTTCTGCAACAATTTGATTTAATCTTTGCTTCTGTTCGATGTCAGACCATTCTGTATAGATAACAGCGGAGGTAAGAATATTAAACTCTTTTGGAGCTACCGGAGAATTTTCGTCGATAGGCTCACCGTTAAAATCAACAACCTCGTTAGCAGTTATATGTCCAATGATATCTTTTTCATCGTGCATAAAGTTAAACGGCTTGTCTTCGGGAGTGTTTCTAGCGTCCCAGAGTTCTTGAGGATCAAAAACGTCGTCGTTTTTGTTCCAGCCTGTGCTTACCAAAACAGACTTAATGTAAAATAGGTCAATCTGATCTTTGTTCTCAGCTACAGTCCGTAAGGAAACTGACAGCTCATTGTCGTTAATATTTTGTGCTAATAGTTTCTGGAGATTTTCGTCTTCGCAGACTTCAAGAACTTTTCCGGGACTCGCAGCAGCAAAGTATGCAACAGAATTGTTCTGTATCTGCTCTGCCAGCCCGTCGTTAATTTCAGATTGATAAATAGGTATGTTCATATTTTTTTCTCCATAACTGATAATACACAAAACAGTAGATAAAGGGTTCTATTTTCAATTATTCAGCCCAAGAACAAAAAATCTCAGCAAAGGCAGCAGCGTAAATATGTCTCATTTCAGAAACGTTTGGTTTTCTTCTCATTACATTATTAAAGGTCATAACCTTACCTTCGGATAGTTTCAAAAAGGCTATGCTCGGTTTAGTATTTAGTGCTAAAACATCCTTTATTATATCGGGAGTTACTTCGATCATAGGGTCAAGACCTGTAAAAATGCAAAGCTTTAAATACTCTAGTTGATCTACCTCTGCCTTATTTAGTTCTCTAGCACTAGATTTACCAAAGTGCCTACAGGCAAATGAGTTCATATGTTTAGAAATACTTTCTTGTGCCTGTATACCCCAAAGTGTAGCAGAAGTAGGCTCGCCACTTCTAGGGAGAACCCTTCTCTGCTTTCTAGGATTGGTGTCTGTGGAGTTCTTCGGTCGCCCTGCGTCTTCCGGTGGAGAGCTTTTGTCACTTGGTTTGCTGGCTTCTTTTTGTGGAGCGACAGGAGGTGCTGGTGGCTCTTTGTATGGTAGCCCAAGACCTTCTTGCAAATACTCTTCTGAGTCTAAAATATCTTTTGTCATAGCAATCTTAGCCATATCCTCTTTATGTTGAGGATTGTGATATGGACCGGCCTTATTAGGAACAGATTGATTAGCTCTTTCCACTTGTTCTCTTTTTGTGCGAACCTTTTCGATGCTAGGAATCTCTCTCATTCTTTCTAAAAGAGTTTCATCAGACATAATACCACGATCAACCAAATCCATAAGTAGCTTTTTCTGTGCAGATTCGTCAGAAAGAATAATGGAATCAAAATGTATTTCGGCAGGAAGTCTGAAACCCATAGCTTTTCTTACAAACTCTATCTCCTGTCTCCAAAAGCCCGCAACTACCTCTCTTCCATACTCTAATCTTTCGATAAGGGTTTTTAACGAAACGTAATTGTTGGTGTATCCACCACTAGATCCAGAAGCACCCGTCAAAGTAGGAGGAATGCCCAAACCGGCATAGATACTGGTGAGTACAGGCTGATACTTTTCTGAACCTAAGAATCTATACGCTTGGGAATTACTCTCTGTAAAACTAAGCTCTGGACCCCAAACCAAATCCATAGTACCACCACCAACGTTACTAGCGATAATATTTCTGACCTTTTCCAAACCAGCCTTTGTAGGAACAATTTTATTATCGAAATTGCCAACGGTCCATAATCTAACCTGACTAATTGTCCCATCCAAAGCGGCAAGGTCGGCAAGTTTCATTTTCTCCAGCATGTTTACATCATCTAAAATTGCATAGATCATCGGATTGGCCCAGAGTAGCCAGTCATCTTTCTTGTAGTGGTAAAAGAAAGTTCTGTTCATATCTAGCGGCAACTTTCTCTCTCCTGCTGCCAACCTTCTTTGAACATCTAAAGGTAGTGTCTTAACGGGACTTGTGTCGTTAGAAATATCGCTCATCAAAGAATTGTATGTATACTTTGAAATGTTTAGCAAAAACTCTGGACGACCAAGGCTTGCCTGACTGCCCTCTCTAACATCAATCGCAACAGGGTTAATAAAGTCGTAAACCCAAGGAATTTCTCTCTTTGCCTGCTTTTTTAGATCAAGAAGGATATCCGCACCAGCAGCTCTTTTTAGGTTTTCTTCCTGTTTTTTGTTTAGCTTTGCGGTTCTTCTTTGAACCACAACATTTCCAGTTCTGTAAAGATAGTTAAGAAAACGCTCTGTTCTGTCATAACCCTTTACCTGACTAAACCACTTGCGGTAAAACTTTTCAATCTGCTTATTGGGATGAACGAGAACCAAACCCTGACTAGCAAAGTCGCTCATTAGATCAATGACATTTCGGATAATCCCCACCTTGTCATATGCGGCTCCACAGGCAGCCATAATTCTTTTTTGCCTGTAGGGAACAGCTTCGCCCGGACGAAAGGCGTCATAATCAGAACGATTAAAAGAAGGTCGAACACTTCTATTGGGTTCGATGTCTAAATAGGTTTGCCTATTGGAACCATAGTCACCTCTGTGTGCCTCAGAACGATGCACAACGCCGTCATAACCACCTGTTTCGGTTTGATAACTATTAATAATCTCGGTTTGCTGCTGATCGTTCGCCCAAGATTGATAAAGAGGCTTGTCTGACATTTATTGCGTTTCCTTTTAATACAACTGACAATAGTATTGGTGATTGTATTGATATACGCAATAAAAGAATTTCTAGTACAAACCTTTGGTTTTTTCTGTAAACCAAGCTGGACC